GCCGAAGCCCTGACCGGCACGCGCGAGGGCGTTGCGGTGCAGGCCGAGGCGTTGCCGTTCACTGATGCCCGCGCGCCGTGCCTGAGCTTTGGTCGGGATAGGGAAGCGCCGTTGCCTCGGGTATGCGAAGGCCGAGTCGGGTAGGGCGTTGCGCTGCTTCGCTGTCAGAGCCATGGGTCAGTCTCCATTCGATCGACGCCGGCACCCGCTCACGAGATCACCGGTTGTCCGGCACACTCCAGTGTGCGCATGTAGTCGGCCCGGACGCCATGTCGAACGTCGCCGAGCTCAGTGTGCCCGCCACCGGGTCGACAAGCCGAGGCCTGCCGGCCTGGTCTCGCTCTCTTCAGGCAGCCGCTTCCGGTTCCCCCGCGCGCTATTGCATCCCTTATGGGCGGGCCTCAGGTTCTCCATGCTGTCGCCGCCGCCATGCGAACGCGCGATCGGCGTGTGATCCGCGGTCGTGGCACCAGCCTTCGAACAGATCCAGCACACGGTGCCCTGCTGCATCAGCACCTCCGCGGTGACCGCCCGCCGGTACACGCCAAGCCAGCACGGGATGTCCTGCCGGTGCCGGCGATGGCAGGTCGGACACCGCGGCTGCAACTGCTCAACCATCGTCAGTCGCTACCCTCAACCCGTCCACCAGAATGCGATCACCTTCGCGATCATGTCGGCGATACCGAGGTCACCGGCGTCCCGTGCCCGCATGAATGCGCACGGCGCGCAGAGGCTGGCCACGCCGTGCGGTGTGGGAACCTCGGTCTGCCAGATCTCGATACCGCAGTCGGCGCAGTGTTCGATGATCGAGCCGGTCACCGATTCGGCGTCCCATGCGACGGGCACGCAGATGAGCACATCCTCCGGCTCAGCCATCGCCGCGCCTGGCCTGGTCCCGTTCACGGATCAACTGCGCCCGATCGTATGCGTGGGCCTCCATGAGCGTCGTTGTCTGCACCCATGCGCTGGATTTGCCGGCCGCTTCCCGCGCCCGCCCGTACATGCGCACCGTGAACGGCCATGCCACGATGATCAACGCGAGCATCACCCAGTGGAACCAGAGCATCTTGCCGCCGGCGCCGACGGCGAGACCGAACGCCCACGCCGTGGCGATCCCGAATCCGACCGCCACCGGAGCAAACCATACGTCGACTCGGCGGCGCATCAGGTGACCAGCCCGGCGAGGATGCGACCCATCGCTGCGGAGATCGCCTTAGCTGCGGCCGCCGGTTTGTCGTAGTCGATTTCGACGATCTCGTCGGCGACTTGGATCAGCTTGCCGGGGATGCGTTGCCCGTGCTGCACCGCGAGGAGGATCGGTTTGCCCATCATGATCGAGAAGCCGAGCTCCACGGCGAACTTCACATCGGTCTCGCCCGTCGGGGCGATGCTGACCGTGACCGCTGAGCTCTTGATCATTGGTGCGAGCTCCTCGACCACGTGGGCCGCCCACGCTTTCGCTTCCGGATCGTCCATCCAGTCGCCGCTCATCGCTGTCCCCCCAATCGATCCAACACAGCCAGGGCGGCCCACGTGGTGATGACGATCTTGTCCATGACGCCGAAGATTGGATCGACCTGCGTGATGATCCCTTCGCGTGCTTCGGCCAACACCTGAGCGCGAGATGCCGTCACTCCCGCTGTGACGCCACGCCTGTAGCCTGCCTCCCAGAAGTTGCGCTCCCACTCGGTCACGGGCGACTCGTATCCGGCGTCGTGATAGTCGATCAAGGACTCCTCGAACTCATCGTCCATCCGTCTCTCGGCTTCGGTGCGTGCGGTGCTCGGTGTTTCACTCATCGGAGGCCGGCGATCGAACGGACGGCGGCTTGCGGGACGAGCAGGGATCCGTGCGGGCCGAACTTGACCGCGCCGAACCGGCTGGGCCGGCGTCGGATGGCTGACTCTGGCACACCGAGCAACCGGGCGGCGATGTCGACGGGTAGGTAGGCCGGCTGTGCGTTGAGGAGCTCGGTGAGGGTGACCGGTTCGGGACTGTCGCGGGACATGTCGCGGGACTGTCGCGGGACTGTCGCGAGGGTGGGGGCGGGTGTGTCTTGGATTTGGGCGTTGGCGGGGATGTTCCATCGGCCGTCGCGGAACTCGGCGCCTGGGATGCGGCGGGCGTCGAGGTAGCGGGTGATGGTCTTGGAGGAGACGCCTTGCGCTTTCGCGAACTCGTCGCGGGTCAGGACGGCGATCGGGGAGATGTTGCTCATGGGCTGCTTTCTTGGTTGATGGATTCAATGTTCACGTGAAGACTGTTCGCGACGCGGACCGTGGTCTCCGAATTCCAGCCGAGGACCGCGGAGAGCCGAACCAGCTCGAGCGCGTTCGCGATCCGCAACTGGTGCGCGACTGCCGCGATCGCGTCCGCGATCTCATCGCTCATGGTCGGGGTCCATATCGCCCTCGATCATGACGTCATCCTCGAACTCGAACGGGTCGAGCAATGCGATGACGGGCGGAACTGAGCCGTCGCACCCCGCGTTGATGTAGGCCGCAACGACTGCGCGCATCCGGGATCTCGGGAACGACCCTCGCTGTTCGAGGATGTACGTTTCGTCGTCGTCATCCAGCCGGGCGTGAAGAGTGGGCCGTCGGTGACGATGACGAGATCCTTGTCGCGGTAGACGATGGTGAGGCCGTCCATGACTTTGTCGAGTCCCGTCATGCCCATCGGATAGACGAGTCGGGCGACGACGATGCCGGCATCGGTGAGCCATCCTGAGTTTGTCATCAGTGCCTTTCCCGTTCGGGGTTGGGTCCGCCGGCACGGGCCGGGGGGCGCGTCGTGCCGGCGGAGTTTGTGGGGGTGTGGCCGTTGTTAGCGCATGCGCATCGGGTGTAGTCGTCGGTGTTGTTGTCCCAGGCGGTCCCGTCGCAGTTGCCGTGTTTGCCGGTGGCGCATTCGGGGCAGACGTGGGTGGGGGCGATGGTGATGGTGACGTGTCCGCCGAATGGGTCGTCGGTGGGGTTGGGGATGCGTCCGGGGCGGCGGGTCCAGTCGTGGCAGTGGCCGCAGTATCCCTCGAGGATGTCGGTGGGGTTGTAGCTGGTGAGTCCGCAGCGGGGGCAGGTGATGTGCGGTTGGACGAGGTCGGGGTCGGTGATCATTCAGCTGCTCCGTGGGAGTTGGTTGATTCGCTCGAACAATGTGGCGAGAAAGTCGCCTTCCATGCGTGCGGCGAGGCCGAGGATCATCTCGCTCACGATTCCCGCTGCGCCATCTTCGTTGAGCAGGTAGAGCACTTCGGATCGTTCGGTGGTCTTATTCACGCGTCCCTCGAGCTCGAGACCTATGACGGGGCGGCCTTGGCCGTCGGTGAAGCTTTCAAGGACGACTGTGCAACCGTCTAGGAGCACCGCACGCGATGTGTCGACGAGCGAGTCATGCCTGCCGAATGCTGAGCCTCCGATGATTGAGCCCATCAGCTGGCGGCCGGGTCGACGATGGAGGCGAGGATGCGGAGGCGTCGGGCGAGTTCGACGGCGTCGATGTCGTCGAGCTCGATTGTTTCGTCGCGGATTGTGAGGGTGGCGGTGACGTCGGCGAGTTTTGCGAGGTCGCCGATGTCGAGGTAGCGGGCGATGTCTCGTGCGATGTCGGGGGTGACTGGTACGGCGGCGCCGCCGTGGGCGGCGACCATGATCTCGTACCGGTTCGGGTTCACGCTGGTGGTCTCGATCCACGCGTTCACGTTCACGAGGTGCCTTTCAATTTCGGGTGTCGGTGGTTGGTGGTTACATCCGGGGGTGCTGCGCACCCGCGGAGCGTCTCGCTGCGCTCGACGCCTGGATCTTCCGGAGCGACCCTCACCCCGGATTTTCGCCTCGGACCAGCTCCCCTAACCGATTGATGGGTACGACGACCAGCGGTCCCAGACCAGGAACCGCTAGAGGTGTATCTCCCGTGTGCGCACGGCCGAACGATGCACGGAAGCGAGGCCCCGGCCAGTACGGGGCTCATATGACTGGCCGTCGATCGGTTAGCGCCTGACGACGTAAAGAGAAGCGGCGGCACGGCCGCAATATGACTGGATGCCACAGGCGCGGACGTGCAGAGATGGAACCTCAGCTCTCAGACGCTCTCCTCACCGATCCAGGTGGAAGGATCGCCGAGCACGGAATACACCAGTGCTCGATGAGGCTGGAGACAACGACGCCGCAGAGAATGCACGTGTGATCGACGGTGATCACCCGATGCAACTCATCCGCGGCGTCGAAGCACACACGATCCGCCGACGCCGGAGCGCCGGGATGCTCAAGCACATGAATCGGAGCGCGGCGGCTCATGAGCTTGCTACCATCAGCACGACGGTGTTCGTGCATCTAGCAATGTGATCTTCGTCTGGCCCCCGTGAATGGCGTGTTCCGGGGGCCTTTTTCGTGCTCACGGCGCCACCTCATCAGTGGCCGGCCGGGCGGAGGCCCGACCGGCCACACCGCCGACACCCGAAGAAATGTCGGTGGCCTCTCCCACGATCTTCCCAACGGCACCAGGCGTATCCAGCGCCTGCCCGTCAACCGAAGGAGAAACTCCATGCCCAGTGAGAATTTCATCGACCCGCTCGACACCGCCCGCGCCGAGCTCGACGCCCTGACCGTACTTCGAACGCAGGTCCTTGACCAGATCCCGGATGCGGACGGCCATGTCATGAGCGGAGGGGAATTCCTCGAACGCTCGATCGCCCACCTCGAGCTCGCCATCACCGCCGTCGTCAAGAAGATCGCCGACAACCGGACCTGACCCGGCCAGGATGTAATCGGCCAACACGACCAAATCCCCGACCGACGACGGCAGAGTCGAGGCAGCGATAAACCCGCGGGCCTCCAGCACCGACCGCGCCACCCGCAACGCCTCAACCCGGGCCCGCTGCGGCTCCGTCAACTCGAACTCGACCCCCACAAGTGACATCAGGACGCCTGAGCATCACCGATGCGCTGCGGTATCTGGCTTCGCTCAACCAGCCGATGGATCGACTCGAGGTCGTAGCGCCAGTGGCCGCCGGGAGTCCGGAACCCCTCGATCTCGCCGAGAAGAGCGAGGCGCGAAACCGTGCGAGGATCCTTCACGCCGAGAATGCGCGTCGCGTGGCCGGCTCCAACAAGAACTCTGAGGGTGCCGTCGGTGGCATCGTCTGACTGCATGACGCTCAAAGTATGCGATTAACGCATGAACTACAAGTGGGCAGTTAGATCTCTATGATTCATTCGCGCATTAGGTGCATTTAGAGCATGTCGCGCATACCATGTTGCAATGACCATCGAATCAGCATCGGCGCCGCAGGCGAACTATGACGAGTCCGTTGGCACGCGCGTACACATGTTCATGTGGCAGCAGAAGGTCTCGCAAGTCGCGATGGGACAGCTGCTCGGGGTGAATCAGGCGGGCGTCGCCCGCCGCCTCCGCGGACAAACGTCGTGGTCGGTTGGCGAGCTCATCACCATCGCCGGGAGATTTGAGACCTCTGTGGCGTACTTGATCGGCGAAACTGACGATCCCAAGTGCGCCCGGTGGGGCTCGAACCCACGACCCGCGGATTATAAGAGCGCCGGTTCAAAGCCGAACCGCCGCACCTTTCGCGATCGCAAGTTGGGTCGAAAATCACCCGCCGGGGATCTCGTGCCGATCGATTGGGCACGCTCGACGCGCATCCCGGTGCTCTCGTGATGACTTCCCGCCCGAAACGTGCTATTGGCGCCTGGCGCCATTCCGAAGTATCGAGATCCCTATCCGGGGACAAGCGCCGAACCCACGACCTTTCAAGTGGAAGTGCGGCGGTTCGCCCCTGTCGGCGGCACCTGGTACGGCGATAGGTTCCGGAGCATGGATTGGAACAGCGCCCTGACGATCTACGAGGTCCTCGCCGCCTCATTCGGCCACCGACCGCGCACGATCGGCAACCGCGTGGAGTGCATGCGACGCATCGCACGGCTGACCGGAGCGAGCGTCGAGGCGATCACGCGACATGACCTCCAGATTGTGCTCGGCCGCGGCATCGCCGTCTCTTCGATGCAGCGCGAACGCTCCGACATGCAGGCATTCTTCCGAGTGATGCTCCAGGAAGGCATACGCGCCGACGACCCCTCCGCGGGGCTGCCGGGGTACCGGGTCGAGAAGGGTACGCCGCGGCCGTTCACCATGGAACAAATCGAGCTCATGCTCGGCACCGGCGCGTATCGACGTACCCGGGTGATGATTATGCTCGCCTACCTGCACGGATTGCGTGCGCATGAGGTGGCCAAGGTGCACGGCTCCAACTTCGACCTCACCAGCGGCGAACTCCGGATCGTGGGCAAAGGCGGCAAAGAGCGGCGTCAGCCGATTCATCCCAGGCTGCTCGAGGAGATCCCGAGCATGCCGGCCGATGATTGGTGGTTTCCGGCGCGACGCGGCGCGCCCGGGCACATTCACTGGCGCAGCGTCTCCGATCTGATGACACAGGCGAAACGGCGCGCCGGCATCCGCGATCCGAAACTCACCGGCCATTCGCTGCGCCACTCGTTCGGCACTCAACTGGTCTGGTCTGGCGCTGACCTGCGCACTGCGCAGGTCCTGCTCGGTCATGCATCGCTGGCCACGACCCAGATCTACACGCTCGTCGCCGAGGGGCAGAAGATGGCGGCGATCGCTGCTCTGCCGGTGCCCGCGATACCGCTCAAGTCCGGTCGGCAACGTCGCGCGGCCTGAGCTCGACGACGTCGGCATCTTGCGCTGCGCGCCATCTGGCCATGCCCTCGTCGACGCGCGCTTGTTCTTCTGGTGTGAGCTCGAGCTCGTCGGGTGTTTGGCTGTCGAACTCCGACCGGCCGGGCGCGGGACAGTCCCGGGACTGTCTCATCGTGCAGGGCCGGAGTCGTCGGGCCGCTGCGCCCCGGCTTGCTTGATCGCCGCCTCACGGGCCGCCGCGTATTCGGCTCGCACCTGGATCGAGAGCGTTCGCTTGCGCTCCTCGTCCGCCGGATCCACCTTCGACGCGAGCTCCTCATGGAGCGCCCCGAACGCAGCCTGATCTTTTCTGCGCCAATGGATGACCAGACCGTTGTCGGGAACAAAGTCGAACATGCCTCGCCCCAGCGCCGCGTAGGCGTCCGCCGGGCGGATCGTCGTGAACTTCAGCTGCCCATTCACGAACGGGTTCGCCCGCCGGTAACCGAGCGTGATGATGTCCTCGACCGGGAAGGCAACCGCATCCGTTTTCCAGATCTTCGCCTGCACCTTGCCCGCGATCAGACGCACCACGACACCGTCGTACTCGATCGAGGCGCCGTATCCATTCAGAATGTCCATACGACCAGGGTGGCACGTCGCGGGACAGGGGGACAGTCCCGCGACATGTCTCACGTGTCGCGGTCGCTGTGTTGTTCGATTGTTTGGCCGATGCGGATGCCGAGGACGGCGACGACGCCGCCGGCTAGCACCTCACCGATGCCCAGCAGCAGGCGTAGGAAGTCGAGGTCGGCTGTGTGCTGGGTGAGCATGGTGATCACGAGTGCTACAGCCCATCCGAGCCCTACCGCCGCAGTGAGGGTGACGACTGCGATGCCGGTCCAGTCAGGGTGCGACCTCGTCCTCATACGCTTCCACCTCCTCTTGATCGGTGAGCGCCGGTGCGCCATCGCTCTGGTCGTCGTCGAAATCACCGATCGGTTCGTCACCGGCGTCGGGGTGCGCGTCGGTGATCATCACGACACCTGCGCCGTATCGGTCGCCGCGTTCGGTGCCGGGGTCGTGTTCTGCGCCGCCACCCTGGCCCACGACCACACTCCACCGGCACGCCGGGTGCCGGTGGAGGGGTCCAAAACGTGGCCGGTGGCAACATCGACAACCTCCCGAGGGATGCCGAACGAATCGAGCTGAGCTAGAAAGTTCGGCGCGTCCAGCCCGATCCAGTTGTGCGCACCGGCGGGGGTGATGATGTCGCGGGTCAGGTCGGCCGGACCGCGAGGCGGATTACGGGTCGCCTGACCGCCGATCGGCGTGTTGGTGGAGAGGTGGGAGATGAATCCGGGACCGATCACCAGCAGGTGTCGGTTGTCGAGAAAGATCGGATAGGGCATGTCGGTTTCCTCTTCCTGTACAGGTGACGGTGTGCTGCCGCCGGCGACGAGCCGGACGGCGCGGGCGACGATGTCATCCATCGACAGCCCGCCGGGGCACCGGGTCGCCCGGATCTGCCGGTCTCCGACGATCCGGGTGCGATTCATCGGCACGCCTCGGCGGCGGTGGATATCGGCGACCAGCTCGGCCGACGCGTTATGCGCGGCCGCGGACACCGGCCACGGCTCGCCGACCCGCTCGTTGATATGGCATATCGTTATCGCCCTCGAATCCCAGGCCGCATTGCCGACCGACCAGGACCGGTTTTGCTCGGGGACGATGCCGACGATCTGTCCCGCGTTGCCGATGATGTAGTTGTAGGAGACCTGCCGGGTCGCGTTGCCGATCATCGCCAGGATCGCCTCGAGATTCGCCGACGCGGCGTGATGCAGGATGATCGAGTCGATGCGTGCGCCGGCGTTACGTGGCCCCTGGTTGCGGGTGTGGATGGTGCGAGTGGTGAGGGGTGAGAACGTCATGACTCCTCCGCCTCCTCCTCCGGGACCTGGCCCGGCAGCGGCATGGGATCGGCACCCTCCGCTGCGGACGGGTTGACGGCGATCGCGAACCAGCGCAACGTTCCGGGGGCGTCAGCGACACCGGACCAGTTTCCGGAGCGGAGGTTGCATCCTGCCGCCGAAATGGCGTTCACGCTCATCACGAACCGGTACCCAACGGAGGAGGCGAAAACGAGCGGCGATGTGGCGAACCGGCCGGCCGGGAACTGGATCGCGGTGTCGCTGAATCCGCCCGGCGCGACCACGGTGCCGGAGGTCGCAGACCCGGCGGCCATGACCGGGATCGCTTCAGCTAGCGCGCGGATCGCGTCGGCGCCTTCGGCAACCGGGTCGAGCGGGTAAGGGTAGGGGAGCCCGCCGGCGGTGACCCCGCCGCGTTGCAGCTGCGTATACCGGGCGTGCAACTTTTCGGTGAGCTCGACGAGCTGCTGCGGGTCCGGGTTATCGGCGCCGGCGAGCTGCACCAGTTGCCGGCGAAGGTTGACCCAATCCGGGTCAGGCGTACTCATGAGGTCTCTCCTGTCGGTGGGGGCGTGTAGGCGACGCCGGTGAGGTCGAGCCATGAAATGCCCGGGTCGAAATCGAGCCAACTCCACGTCGGGTTGAGGTCAGCCCACGGCACCGAGCCGCCTTGCGCGGTCGCCTGCGACGCGGTCAGTGCCAGAGTCCATGCCCCGTCATCGAAGGTGTAATCGCCGCCCTCGAGGTACACCGGGACCAGAGAGCCGGCGGGCGTCCATTCGGGCATATCGGTCAGCCGTAACGGCAAACCGATCCGGGTCGTCCCATCCAGAAGATGCAGCAGCATTGCGATAGTGGTCTGGTCGATTTGTTCCAGAGAGTCGCTGTCGTCGATCGTGAAACCGTTCGACCGCCATCCGATCAGCGAGGTCCGGGCGAGAATACGATCGGCGACGTGTCGGGCGTCCGCCTCCGCTTGCAGCATCGTCGACACCCCGATCCGGCGGTAGCCGTAAGCCTCTTCGAGGGCGGTGTCGATCAGGGTGTAGGTGCGTTCGGTGGTTTCGATCCGGCCCTCATCGTTGACACCCTGTTCTAGCCACGTCACAGCGACCCGCGAGGAAATATCCGATACCGACTGCTGCCATTGCACCGGGTCGCGGAGCACGTCGCAGGCGGCGATGGTCTGCGCATCCCGGCCTACCTCCGACGCGATGATCTGCACCAGGCCGGCCTCGTCGACGGCGAGGGTAAACAGAGCGGCCCGGTTCGAGGGATCTTCCACCCGTAGATACGGGCCGGTGGTCTGGTGCACAGCCGCCCACAACACGGCATCCACCGATTGGGCGAGGTCTTGCAGCAGACCGGCGACCGGCTGGTTGTCGACGTCCTGATACGAAATGAGAGTGCCGGCGATACTGTCGTCGATCTGCGCCTCCACGTCGAAGCCGGACAGCTCGACAATACGATCGAAACGGGACTCGAGCGCCTCCACTTGCCACGGTTCATCGCCGATGTTGATGTTCGCCAGATCCGCGGTGAAGTCTTGCGCGGTGACGTGAATGCGGGTGCCACCGAAGCCGCCTTCGGGGCGCGAGAAACCGTCATCCCAGCTCGCGGACAGATCCGTGATGCGGCCGGTGAACACTGACACGGTGCGAGGGGTGCCCTCCGCGGGGGCGAGGACGAGAAGGTCATCGATGAGAGTGATTTCGTAGTCCAGCCACGACCCGGGCGTATCCAGCCACGACCCGGGCAGATCCAGCCATGCGCGGAGGGAGTCGACGGTGATTTGCACGCCTACCCAATGCCCGAAGACTTGCGGGGTCACGGTCAGCTGGAGCTGCTGCCAATCGCCGGATGCTGTCACGCGGAGCTGCTGCGCGCCGAAGACGTGGACACCGGTCGGGCGGGAGAAGTAGACCGGCCCGATCGTGATCGTGGCGCCGGCCGGTGCCTGCACGGTGGCACCGACAATCCACTCTTGACCCGGCGAGGTGGCCGGTATCTCATCCCACGCGTTCGGGAGCTCGGAGAAGTCCGCCGGGGCGAAAGCCACCGACGCCGGACGGGACGCATCCACCGGGAGCATGAGCACGTGCCGGAAAGGGTTCGACGTCGCCGTCGACGGCGACGCCTGCGGGACACCGGTCCACTGAAACGACCATTCCGCGGTGTCGGGGGTGTCACCGTTAAAGAACACCTCCGGCAACGGTTCGCCGATGGCGATCTGGGGTTCGGTGAACTCGACCCACTCGCCGGGAAACCAGACGTTCGTCGGCCGGTCCTCCGTGTTCGGTTGCCCGACCGAGGAGGTGATCTGGACCCGGACGAACGCCGCCCCGGCCGGTGCGGTGACCGCCGGTGGCGTCCACGTCACCCAACTCTCCACCTCATCCAGCGGCCCCGCCGGAACCCCCGTCACTACCGTGTTGGTCCCGATCTGCACCCCGGATGAGTCGAAGAATCCCCAGGACGACGACCAGGTGCGGCGCCGATCCGAACGGACTTTCAGGCGCGCCGTGATCACATCCCCGGGGTGGCATGGTGCCGCCAACGGGTCCGCTGCCCCCGGCCCCTGCGGGGCGGTCAGAAACACCGCCAACGCATTGTTGAACGTCGACGGGTTCGGCCCCAGGTAGTCCAACCTCCGCACCCCGGCGGTGATCGTGTTCGCCCAGAACGCGGGGCTGGAGGAATTATAGGCGACCGACATGTTCGCCCCGACCGCCCAGTTCGTCACCGTCGCCGCCTCCACCCCGACGACAGCAGCATCCGCGTTTCCGGTGAACGACGGCGGCATCGATCCGATCGGGGTGTTCTCGAAACCGGGATCAGGCATCATCGGCGGGTCCGGATCGGGGTAGGTCATGCCGGTCGCGTTGACCTCGATCCGGCGACCGGTGCGTAGTTTCGTCAGATACCCGGGACCGCCGGGCAAATCCATCACCTCGAATTCACAGGTCGACGGTTCGGGTTGGTCGACGGTGGTTTCGCGGCCCCACGCCACTTTCAGGCCGGACAACGCTGTCGGGGCGAGGACGTCGTCGCCGGCCGAGCCGTCGGCGAAGCGCTGACCATCCAATAGCAGCTCGCAGGTGATCCCGGTCGACATCAGGCGGCCCGCCGATTCACGGTGACACCGCCGGCACGACGGTGGCGGTTCGTCATGAGCTGCTCGATGCGACGAGCAATGGTGTCAGCGGAGTCGAGTCCCCCGTCGACGTTGATCACTGTCACATCGCCGCCGCCAGCGCCGAGCGCTTGCAAGGTGGGCAGCGACCGCAACGCCGGCAGACGGGCCATGGTCGGGCTGCTGAGCGCGCTAAACGGGGTCGGGCCGGCGCCGGCACCGGTGTAGGTGACGGTCCCCGACTGGAACAGTCCCGCGATTCCGCCGAGGACGTCGGGGATCTTGATCCTCGATATCCAGTCGATCGCCTTCTGCACCCATGACACAACCGATTGAATCGCGCTACTGACGGCGTTAATCGGCGCGAGGACCGCGTTAAACACCGACTGGAAAACACCCTGCACGGTGCGGACAACCGAATTCACAGCGTTCACGGCACCCTGCCATGCCGAGGAGAAGAAACTGACGACGCCGGAGACGATCGAACGGATCACGGCGAAGACAGCTGAGAATCGACTAGATACTGTCTGAATGTAGCCTGTAAGCCAGCCGATCACGTTGGCCCACGCCGAGCGGAACCAGGCGACGACCGCGGCGACGACCGCTTTAGCGACGGCGAAGACTGCTGAGAATCGACTAGATACCGTCTGCATGTAGCCTGTGAGCCAGCCGATCACGTTGGCCCATGCCGCTTGAAACCAGGCGACGACCGCGGCGACGACCGCTTGAATGCCGGCCCACAATCCGATCCAGAAATTGCGGAAACCCTCGCATTTGATCCATAACAGGATGAACGCTGCGACGAGGGCGACGATCACGATGATGATTAGCATGATCGGGTTCGCGGACATGGCCGCGTTGAACGCCCACTGCGCCGCGGTCGCGACAGCCTGAGCGCCTGCCACCACCAGGAATGCGGCTTTCCCGGCGACGAGGGCGATGTTCTGCGCGAGCGTGCCGGCGGCGCCGGCATAGGACGCGGCCGCGCTGCCGTAGCTGGCCGCGGCATACCCGATCTGGAACGCTTTCACGACGGCGAGGACGGCCCGGTACGCGGTCATAATCCCGACGACGATACGGAAACCGAGCAGCACGGCGATAGCGACACCGCCGGCGATGCCGAGCCCTTTCAGGAGGCCGGCGTTCTCCTTCGCCCACTTGCCCATATCGGCGATTGCTTGGCCGGCGCTCTTCGCCCATTTTTCGATCGGTTCGAGCAGATCCGGGATGCCTTTGAGGCCCTCCTTCGCGCCGGAGAACAGCGGAGAGAGGAGATTTTCGCCGATCCGGCCGAGCGCGGCGAGCGTGTTATCCCACGCGCCTTTGAACGTGTCGCCCGCTTCGAGGGCGGCGCCGCCCATGCCCGTTTTCATCGCTTCGGCGAAGTTGTCAAAGTCCACTTGACCTTTGGAGACCATTTCGGATGCCGCCTCGGCGGTGATGCCGTAGTGCTTTGCGAGCAGATCCAACACCGGTATTCCGGCCGAGGTGAGTTGGTTGATGACGTCGCCTTGTAGCTTGTTTTTCGCGGCGACCTTGCCGAATATGGCGCCCATATCGTCCATTGAGGAGCCGGCGATAGTGGCGGTGTCGGCGACGGTCGTCAAGACGGATTCGAGTTGCCGACCGGGTTTGATGCCGGCGGCGACAACCGATGCTGCGGTCGTCGCGGCCGCGTCGAGACCGAACGCGGTTCCCTTCACGCTCGCAAGCGAATTCGCCATGATGGTATCGACGGTGGCGGCGGAGTGACCGAGACCTTTCAGCTTCGCGGTGGCCTGATCGATCGCGTTGAGCCGGTTGAAACCCTGAAATAGAGCGGTGCCGAGCAGCAGGCCGCCGGCGGCGCCGGCGATTTTGAGCCCGGTACCGAGCACCTTATCGATGCCGTTGACCAGCGAGTTACCGACGGCGACGCCGGCCGTCTTCGACTTTGTGCCCAGTGCGGCCCCGAACTTGCCATATTGGGCTTGCGCGGAGGCGAGCCCCTTACCGACACCGGACGCGTCGGAGAGAATGCGGACGGTGAGAATTCGGGAATTACCGGGCATGTTTCTTACTCATCTCCTCCGCTTGTTTTTCGAGCTCGGCGACTGCAGTCGCTACTAGTCGGTCGTCGGCGGCCGCCCAATAATCCGGGGTCGTGTGTGTCGCAATGGCGAGTTGCACGATCATTCGGGAATAGGTGCCGACGGGGTAGGGTCCACTGCCTCATCCTCCACAATGTCCAGATCGATACAGCCGGCCTCGAAGTCGGCGAACGTGCCGGCGGTGAGCTGCCCGGTCCGTTTGAACGCGCAATATGCCATGGCGGTTGTCATAAGAAAATGGTGGTCGCTCGGGGTGAGCTTGCGGCGGTTCAGCTCGTTCTCTGCCCCGATGCGGTCCGGGTTGATGGTCTGCACGCTCATTTCGCGCCAACCGTCGGGGTCGTCGACGTTGCCAATCACGACCCGGATTCGTTGGGTAGATAGTCGAATGCTGCTCACGCGAGACCCCGCCTTTTCATTACGTCATCGATGAATTCGAGATACCAGTTGCCCCACGTCGGTTCGGTGGCCGCTGCGGCCTCCGTGGCGAAGCGGTTCGGGGTGATGTTGTGCGGTCCGCGCCGGCCGGGCCGGGGGCCGGTGCCCCAGTGCACGGCGTTCGCATATGGCACCGCGGCACCGCCGAAACGCACCGCCGCCTCCGTCTTCGAGTTAGCCGGCCGCCACGATGCGGCCAGCATTCCCGAGCGGCGTGGTGCACGCTGCGCCGCGGTCGCGCCGACGTAGTCGCCAACCCGGTTGTTGACGGTGCGCATCTCTTCGAGGTCGTCGCCCATCTGGCGGAGGGCGGCGCGCAGCTCGCGCACACCCTCCACCCGATACACATCCGACGACGGGCTCACGCTGGAACCGGTTCCTTCGCCTTCGACGACGACGACGTCGACGGTGCCGCCGGTGCCGGGGCGGACACCTGAGCGGGACCGACCGGTTCCAGGGGGCGCACCTGGTCACCGGTGAGGACAAGCCGTTGCCACCAGTCCGACGACGGGGCGGCATCCGCGAAGACATATTCGGGTTGGCCCACGAGGGACCATTCGAAGTCGGAGGTCATATCGGCGCCGAACTCATCGCCGCCGAAATCCAGCGGGTCGACGGTAATGACCCCGCTGGCCTCGGTTCCCCCGTCGTTCGGGGTGAAAGTGAACGGGAGTTGCGTCCCCTTCGCCTCCTGCGACAGCGCAAACAGGCCTTCGGCGTCGTCGGAGTCGAGGTCGACGTTGCCGGACAGCGAATAGGTGTAGGTGACGTTGCCGGGGCGGACGGTGCCGCACAATTTCGTTGTCGAGTCGCCCTCATCCTTGTCAGAGGTGATCGTGAGCGAGTTGACGAGGCAGGACACGGTCAGCTTGGTGTCGGCGTTGCCGACTTCGAACGTGCCCGGACCGAACTTAGGCATGATTGGTCTCCTTTTCAGGGTTTGATGCGGGTGGTGAACGAGAGAACGTAGGTGGGGACGAATCCGCCGTCACCGAGAGCGGTGGTGTCAGGTCGGGCGGTCTGGGCGAGGTAGCCGAGCGCTTCCTGCACTTCCTCCAGGAACGGGCCGAAACCGGCGAGAGCCTGTTTCTGACCGGCGTCGGGGAGCATTACCCATGCCTCCCAAGTGGCGTCCCAGCCTTTCCCGAACCGAAAGGTGAGAGTCGGCGGCCGCAACTGCACGCACGGCGGGTTCAGGTCGCGGGAATCGACCGACGCACGGATCTTGGCAGCGTCGAGCCGGTCGAGCAGGTCCTGCGCGGCGGCGGCGATGTCCATGCGTTGAGCGCCTTTCAGGCGATGATCGGTCGCGCCCACGCGCCCGTGTGCAGGGCGCGTTCGATGTCGGCGTCGTAGCGGGAGACGAATGAAGTGCCGGCGTCGCCGAGGATCTCGATACCGGCCGGCGAGTTACGGCGCCGGAACTCCCGCGCCGCGTACATGACGCCACCCTGATACGCCTCCGCATCCGGGTGATAACTCAATCCGTCATCGCCAGAGACGCTCCAGAACTCCGGCCGGCACCGCTCCACATAGGGCTCCGCCATCGCGCAGATCTGCCGGATCAGCGGATCCTCCGCGTCGGGTTGCCGGTTGGACAGCAGCCATTCCTTCACGTCGGCCGGTGAGAGCCAGGCCGGCGCGAAGGTGCGAGCTGGAGGGTCCGTCGTGGGATCGGTCATGGCTACTTGCTCGAGCTGCTCGCCTTGGCGGTCGTGGTCTCGATCGGAGCCTCGGCCTCGGTCGCGACGACCTTCACCAGGGCGGACGCATCGACGACGTCGAACGTGGCCCTCTGCTCGGCGAGGATCACGAGCTTGTTGCGGAGGAAGTAGTCCGCGTGGGAATCCGTCATGTAGACCGCGGTGTTGTTGCGGTCGTACCACGCCATTGCCGTGGCAAAGTCCCCGACGTATGCCTGGCCGCGGGGCAGTGCTGGGATCGGGATGGTGTTGCCGAGATTCCAGAAGCTCCCGAATCGCGTCGGACCCGAGTTACTCGCGGCCGCGGCCGCGATGTCCATCTCGGCGTAGTCCTGCGGGTTCACGCCGACCGCGTTCGGCAGCATGCCGATGTCCTGCAGGTCCGCGATCGCGCGTCTGATGCCGGCGGAAAGGTCTGTGTCCGAGCGGGTGGGGACTGTTGATGCGGCGAGCACTTCGCCGGCACCACGCTCGAGCCGGCGGGTGAGACCTCGACGCAGGAGCCCTTCAACGATGCCGCGAATCTGCGCATCATCCTCGAGTGCCTGCCGGGTGATCGCCTTCCAGTGCGCGTAGGTGCCGAGTGCAGCCTCGATGGTCTCCCATTCGAACTCGGCTTCGGGCTTGAGCTCGCCCTCAGGGATGGGGCCGCCGGCCTCCGGTGCCATGCCCCATTTCTCATAGGCGACGTTGTTCCTTGAGACCGGGATTCGGGTGAGGACACTCAGCAACGGGGTGAGAATGACCGGATCGGCCGGTCCGCGGACCCGTTGGGGTTCGAGGCGGTCGCCGAGCCACTCGAGATCGATCGCGTCGCGCTGTTCGAGGAAGCCCTCGATCTCGACTGGTGCCATGGACCCGCGACCGTGGTAATCCTTGAACGCGTCCGAATCGACGAACTGCTCGCCGATACTCTTGGGCCGTTCGCGGGTCTCGATGCGCTGCTGGCGGCCGGCGGCACGCTGCTCGGCGCCTTCCTCGGTGCGTTGCATCCGGCCGACGAGCTGCTCGAAACGCTCGTTGCCGCGGAACTGCGCCTCGAGCTTGCCGATCTCATCGTCGAGGCTCTTGCACCGAACCTCCCACCCGTCCAACTGTGAACGCTCTTCGGTGGAGGGGTCGCGGTTCTCGGCCGCGCACTTCTCGAGTGTGAGGGTGACGAGGTCCGCCAGGCCGGCGCGCTCCTCGATTTTGTGTTGCAGGAATGCCGTGAGCATGGCAGTGGGTCCTCTCAGGGGTGAACGAAACGGGGGGAATATGCCGTTGTCCACTACCTGGGCTGCCGGCGGTCGCACTACCTGCTAACCGCGGCCCGCACTACCTGCGAGCTGAGCTGATATTCACTCTACGAACGGCCGCGGACATTGCCGAGGATTTGACGCACCCGCACACTCATCGGCGTGTCGTCGGCGTCGGAGAAGGTGACCGCCGGCACGTGGCGCATCCATTCGTATTCGGATGCGACGCGGACGGCGAGGATCTGCGCGTCGTCGTAGGCGGGATCCTCGACCAGGGACACGTGATGCAGGCGCGCCTCGAGGATCTCCCGGACGCCGGCAACGTCGCGCTCCCGGACGGCCGCGAATCCGAGGGACACGCCCCCGTAGACACCTTCCTGCACGTTCTCGAACGCCGAACGACCCTCGTCCGTGTTGTAGAGACGAAACCGGGCATGTAGCCCGTCGTCGAGGTCCTCCAGCGCGTCGGCGACACCGACGGCGAGATGTTCGCGGAGGGAATGGTTGTGTGAGCGTAACCGGACGCGCTGCGCGACGACAGCGGAGGCCAACGCGTGCGGGGCGAACCGTTCAGGCCGGCCGATCCCGGCCTTGCGAGTCATCTTCCCATAGGGGACGACGACGCATTCGAGCTCACGATGCCCGTCAGCGGCTTCGCGCGCTTCGAACCGATCGATGATGAAGGTGGTTTCCATTCGACTCACTCCTCCTAGGAGAGGTTCTCCGCCGCCGGGAGGTCTTCCCATTCACGGACTTCCTCGACCTCGAGAAAGCCGGCATCCAGGCCGATCTTGTACGACTCGTAACGGGTTTTCGTGTCTCCGCGCAGCAGCTGCCGGAAGTCGATCTTCAGGTTCGTGCCCAGCGGCAGGACCGCGTCGACGGCCGCTTCGATCTTCGCCGCGGGCTCCATCAGGGTGTCGTTGACGAAATTGGCGTTGTCCGATTCGAGGTTCGAATACGTGTTGGACTGGCCCATGTTGATGCCGAGCTTGGACGGGGGAACACCGAACATCAGGCAGATCTGCCATGCCTGCAAGCGCAGCATTTCCACCAGCTGCACCACTTGCGGATCCAATTGCAGCTCGTGGAACTTCGTCGTCGCGTTCAGCACTGCGATCGATTTGTGGATGCCGCCATGCGCGGCCATCCATTCCCGTTTCAACCGCACCGCCTCACCGTTGGGCTGTTTGGTGACCGGGTCGGTGCCGAAATCAGGTTTGGTCACTTCCAGGTATCCGGTGGGGATGCCGGCTTGGAACATGTTCGATGCGTAGGAGCGGATCGCGTCCGCGAGGCCGAGGTCGTACGCGTACGCCTGGATCACGCCGAGACCGCGCTGATAGCCGGGGCGCACATTGTTGCGGATGATCAGCAGTTCACGCGCGTCCAGCCGATGTTGCCCGGTGGGGTCTTCCTCGTCTTGCACGTAATAGTGACCGTCGTCGTCGAGATGCACATATTTCGGGTGCAGCACATACAGGGGCGCGATGATCGGGCCGGTAGGTTCCCCGTCATCGTCGAGGACCCGCGGGGTGTAGGCGATGCCTTCGCCGTGGAGGAGGTAACTGCTGATGTATTGCGACCAGAACTCGACCCGGGAGAAGCGAACATCCATGCTCGGCACGGCGGTGTTGCGACGACCGTCCTGGACCTGAACTTGAGGGTCCAGCATCCATAACGGCACGTCCAACTTCTCACGCCCCCGGTACACCTTCCACGGCATCGCCGCGATCCGCTGATACAGGCGGATGCACTGCCCGACGGCCGGTAGGGAGGTGCCGCGCAGCCCGGGAGCGCCGGATTCAGCGCCGGGCGGCGGGTTTCCCCAGGGGCCTCCTGTGCCGTCACCGCCGGCGGGGCCGTCCCACCAACGCGATGGTTCATCGACTTCCCACCCGTCGGGACTGTTGAGGAGGATGTCGCGGCCGTCGGTGGCGTAGTGCAGTTGCCCGATTCCGAAGGCCGGCGTGAGTGAGTCCGGCATTCTTCGATCATCCCGACCCGGGTGGACATTGCCGAGCTCTCTGCTCGCGTTTCTCCGCCGCGTGCATCACCCCGTGGCGGTCCGGGTGAACACGTCGCTCGTGGTCGAGGGCGACGGACCATGCGCCTTCACGGGTGAGCATGATCTCCCGCCATCCGCAATCGCAATATGCGGTGACCGCTACCTCGGTGATGTCGTAGCGCACGGTCACCGTGGCGCCTTCAGAAGATCGCGGGGGCCGGCTCATCGGCCGGGCGGTGATCGAGCGCCCACAGAGCGAGCGTCGCGGACATCAGCGGGGTCTGGGACGGGTTCACCCGGCGCTCCCACTGCCACGAACGGCCGGGGGTGCGTTCAGCGGCCGCGGCGGCCGTTGTCAGTCGTTCGTGGTAGTCGGATTTGCGGATCTTCAGCGAGTGATCACGCAGGCGCGCCTCGAACGCGTAGCACGCGGCGTAGAGGTCCTGCCCTTTCGTGGTGACGAGTTTGTCGGCGACGAGGGGAAGCCGTTCGAGCTCGTCGAGGAGGGCGCGGCCGCCGCCGTAGTCGTCGACGCTGATCGCGACGACATCGCCGGCGAAACTGAGCACCGCGTCGCGGACCCATTCGGTGCCGGGCCGGTGATCGAGTACTTCCAGCAGCGCCGGCCCGTCCGGGATTTGCACGCACGCGGTGATCGTGGAGGACCGATAGAACGGGTCGACGTCCACGCCGATCACCGCCGGCACGTCGGCCGGCTGCTCGAGCTCGGTGAGCGCCTCGAGGTAGTCGCCCAGCTGGATCGCTTTCCACCCGGCGACACCGGTCTCGTTCTCGTCCGGCCACCGGCCGAGATACTCGGCGAAGAACGCACCGCCGCCGTCGCGGTTCATCGTCTCGAACTCTTCCTTGTCGCGACGCAGCTGCTTGATGTTGACGATGCCATCGCCCAGCGCCGGATAGTAGCGCCACCATTCGCGTTCATCGTCCGGGTCCACTCCCGGCGGCAGAGAGTATTCGACGTAGCAGATCCCGTCACGGCGGTCGGCGCGCACCGCAGCTCGACCCTTCTCCCGCTGATGCCACAAGTAGAAACGCTGGTCGGTGTCTTTCTTGATGTTGGAGACGTGCCAGGTCTGCGCAAAACCCTGAAGCTCCGCCATCGTCGGCCGACCGGCCTCGGCGAGCTCCTGCCCACGCTCCAGCAGATAGGTGAGCTCCTCGTCATAAGTGCGATGAAATACACCGGCGCCGCGCGCGGAGTTACCGGTCGGGGCGAGCACCCGGATCTCGGAGGCGATGCCGCGTTTCTCCGCGTCGTCGACGAGCTTGAGCCGGCGGGGATCGATCAGGAGACGGGTGTTCCCGTTCGATCGCAGATCCTTCACACCGCCTTTCCACGCCTCGTCGGTGAACCGGCGCCGGTAGGGGCCGACGAGGTCCTCCGCGAAACGCTGCTGCGCCATCGAGATGTTCTGCGCGACGTGCACACCGCGGAACGGTAACCGCCGGCCGTTGGGCAGGACCACCGGGCCGGCGAGGGCGCGCACCAGCGGAACACCGAAGGCGGTGACCGTCTTCCCGCAGCGCCGGCCGACGATGGCGATGACCTCGTCATACGCGTAAGGGGAACCGGGCCCGTCGACGCGCTCGAGGGCGACGTCGAGCTGGGACTGCTGCCACCGGGTAGGCCGACGGCCCTGCCACTTCTCAATGCCTTTACCGACCGCCGGCCCATCGGAGTACCGGTCAGGTGATCGCGGTGTGGCGAAAGTCGGTTCAGCCCTCATCGGCGACGACCGGAAGGAGCACGACATCGAACTCGGCCCCGTCCGCTTCCACCGGTGTCGGCAACGCAAGCAGATCCCGGATCACGGACTGGTATTGCGCCGCAAGCAACGCGATCGAGGCGCCACGGCCAACGGTGGCGTGATCGAGGGCGTCGGTGATCTTGTACAGCAACCCGACCAGGGCCTCGTGTTCGGCGGTGAGCCGGTGCTGATCTCTCAGCTGCTCGAGCGTGGCATCCACCGACGCTTTC